GGTCGCACGATTGATCCCAAGCCAAGTACCTGTCGCACTACTGTCAATATGGAACGGCAAACCGAAGTACCAGGTTGGGTTAGCGCCGGTCAGTCCTTCCGGCAACACTTCGTCGGTGGCAACTGTGCCTGCGGGCGTGTCACCTGAAACAAAAGTGAAGCGCGCAAACTCCTGCTCGATGATGAGAATCTCGCCCTCTCCGCGCTTGGTCGCCAAGGTGGTGTCATAAATCGAAACCACTTGACCCTCCGAGAGCAACTGCACGAAGAAGGGAGCGTTGTTGACGGTGATAACGTCAGCCGCCACGGCTGAGATGGTTGCGAGAATTCCGTTGCTACTCTGTTGGAGTTGTCTATCGAAAAATTTCCTGAACTCCGACATGGCATTGGAAGTCTCCCGTTTGAGCAAATTGAACACGGAAACCGGGTTCCCGCGCGTTTGCTTTACGGCATCGTAGTTGATCTCTAGGGCGTGGCGTGATGACCGAGGGGTGAGAGTCGCTACATCGTACCGGCCTGCTCCGCCGCGTCCCAGGACGCCCCCGGCCAAAGATACTGCACCGGAACGTCCACCAGTTCGTGTTTGCAGCACGATCCGTGCCGAACGGGACGAAACCATATCTCCTTGCTTGGTGGCAATCTTGCCAAAAAGCAAATCGTCCCATTCAAACATGGGTTTGAGTGAGGGGATTACCCGCTCAAGTTGTGCTCCAACCACATCAGTTGTTGCTTGTGGTGATGGCAATGTCTTTCCTCTCTTGGAGTGAGATTAGACCCTATGTTGCTGTTGGGGCCAACTCCTTGTAAAGTCGGTCAACGAATTGCTGTTCGGTTTCGCCTTCCTTGGGCTTCATGTCGGCTACCGGCGTCTTTTTGGGCGTGGAGTGCGCCGTACCCGCACCGGGCTCTTTTCCGCGTGCGGTACGCGCTTCTACTGCTTGCTGACGCTCCTCGCTCTGCTGGACAACCAGTGGGCCAGCTTCCGCCAATTCCTCCTGTACGAAGCTGCTGAGAGAGGAAGAGAACTCGCTGAAAATCATGTTCACCAAGGATTCCCGATGCTCATCGGAGAAATCCCCTGACTGAACTTGCGAGAGTAGGCGGTCTTGGAAGATGGGGTTGTTCTCAATCGCACGTCCCACTCGTTCTAGGACGTTGCGACGGAGGCCAGAGGCGTGCCATTTGGGAAGCGACTTGTCTCCTAGCAATTCTTTGACTCTTTCGGTGATATGACTGTCCACCCGTTTTTCCCAGGCTCCTTGAACACCTTGCTGAAACTCCGATGCCCGTTGCTGTGTGCCGGCTGTTTCCTTGCTGGAAAGTGCTTGTTCGCGTACTTCCAGTGCCCGTTCCCTCGCATCTACTCCCGTAGCTGGTTGGGATTGGGCTCCGTCGCCCAAAAACACCGCGTTTATTTGGTCGAGAGCATCGGCAAGATCGCCACGGTTGTAAATCCCGCGCAGGTCTTGCGCGTACTGCTTGAAAGTGCTTTCGACCACTACTCCTAAGACGCGGTTGTAGGCTTCGGGGAATTGCTCTTGCATTCCTTGGAGAAACTGAACTTGGTCAGACTTCTCTGGGGAAGTAAAGAGGCGGTCGGTTTCCTGCAAGTCATCGTACTCAGCATGAACGTGCTTGGCATTTTCCAAGCTGCCGTAAATCTCTGCGTACTGCTTCTCGCGGAAATAGACCCCGCGCAATTCCGGCACTTCGCCAAACGCCTTTCGGACATTCTCCGGCAAGGCACTTTCGGCTTCAACTTGTTCCGGTGACAGTTCGGGTTTGGGAGCTTCTTCCGCCGGTTTCTCTTCCTCCCCTACAGGTTTCTCCTCTTTCGGGGACGGCTCCGCAGCCGGTGGGGCGGGAGTTTCTTCCGGTTTCTCTTCCGTCGGAACTAACTTCTCAATTTCCTGCTCCGGCGTAAGTGTAGGTTGTTCTTGTTCTGCCGGGGTTTCCGCTGGCGGGGCGGTGGTTTCGGCAACCTGTGGTTCGGCCACTACGGGTTCATTCTCAGCCATTACTACCTCACTCCAGTACAGCCGCTAACGGCGGCGAGTCGACTTTCGTGAGGAATCCTGTTTATCATTCCAAAAAACAAAAAGCCCACGCACCGTCCTAAGACGGGGTGGGCTTCAATGAGCCTAGTATTCAGGCGCTCCGGGCGCTCAGCTTGGCGTTACAGCCTTTGGCTCCTCTCTATCAAACCATCCTAAACTACGCCCCTCGCGGGCCGAAAAGCAATAAGTATTTTTCGTCTTGCAGTTCGGGCATTTAAGTTCGGCCTTGCCGCTGCGAATGTCCTCGGCCCGCAGCAAGAGTTTCCGACATCTCTTGCACCGCAGTTCAATCATCGGGTGCTGGCTCCGTGCTTTTCTTCTGCTTTGGCTGGGAGAGGATGAGACTTTAGAGTTTGGGCCATCTTGACCAAGTTGCGCGCCATATAATGAACCATCTTTTTGGTGCTTTTGTTGCGCCGGCGCTTTTGCGCGTCCTGCGGGCTCGCGCGTCCGACTTCCCCCACCCAATAGGCTCCTGATTCCGGCGGTAAGGTAAAACCCAGCCAAGTCAACACCCCAGCCAAGTGTGAGAAGGTGGACATTGCACCATCTTCGGAGCCGGTAATGACAACGCCTGCAACTTTGTTGTAGATCAGGTTCTTCCCGCTCTTTAGGTACTGCTCGTCAAAATCGTCCATGCGCTCAATCACTCGCTGCATCAAGCTGGAACGATCCCCCCACCAAATCGGTGTAGCAAACAGTACAATATCAGCCTTCAATAAGAGCTTGGAAATTTCGGGCCAGTCGTCCCCCTTCCCCATGTTAGCTTTGACTCCGACTGGAATTTCATAGTCGGCCAAGCGCACAGCATCGTGGCGCATACCAGGAGCGTGTTTTTTCATTTCCTCTACTACTTGGGCGGCTAGTTCGCCAGTGTTAGAGGTTTCTGGCCCAGGCTTGAGGGAAGCGTTCAGCACCAGCGCGCGCAAGCTATTGGCGGGCGAGTGCGGGGCGGTTTCGCGGTCCACCATCTGTTCGTAGGTTTCGTGCAAATCAATTCCCCCGGCGAGTTCCTGCCCCGACAAAACGTCCATCCTCTTTGGAGAACTGCCAATCACGGGGGCCGACAAATAGGCGTAGGTACTTGTCGTCCCCTGTGATGCGGATAGTCACTGGTTTTTTCAGCTTCAACATTGGCAGAATCAGGTCTTTGGTTTCGTAAGTCTGCCGCAAGCGGAAGCGGTGCTTGCCTTTCTTCTGCGGCAATGTTTCCTCCCTATTTCTTCGCTGGAGCCGCAGCGGGCTGAGCTTGGGCCTGCATTGCCATCTGCGCTTGGGCCTCAGCCTGCATCTCCTGTTGAATAATATCCTCGTGCGCCAGTAAATGCGCTATGCAATTAGCAAAGCCTCCGGGGTTAGCTTTTTCGGCTTCAATCCCAGCCGAAGAAACCAAGAAGTTTTTGAGTTCTTCAGCGTGGATGGCGTGGTTGTCCACATGGGGATTGGGTGGAATGGATGGAACCAAACGCTGCACCGGTATTCCGGTAGTAGGATCGGGAGCCATTTGCGGCATGGGTTTACCCTTGAGTAGGCCGTCAATTTCGAGCAACTGCTTGTGGCGGTCGTCCTCGCCAGGGATATACAACTTCAGGCCAAACATTTGCCTGCCCAAATCAATGTTGCGCGGGTGGGCGAGAATCTTGTTGAACTCCTCGTCTTGCATTTCCAGCATCTTCATGTAGGTTTCGCGCTGCTGCTCGATCAGAGCGGGGAAGCCTTCGTCAATTTCGGGGTAGATGGAAAAATTGCCGCCCTTGAGTGCTTGCACTGGAACCACCACGTTTTCGTAGCCTTCCCCTTTCTTGAGTTGGTAGCGAACGTCCTCTTCCTGGGTTTCACTGAAAATCTTGACTTGTTGATAGGACATATCGTTCCAGAAATCCACCAGCATGACGTAGTGAATTCCTTTTCGTCCCAAAGCCATGTCACGGTCAGCCGCAAATGCCATTGGCTTGACAACTTTTTGCATGCCGCCGCTTAGACTTGGGGGCGCTCCGGCCAAAAAGCGCGACATTTCAAAAATATCAACTGAGTGGCGAAAAGCGGCTTCTGGCCCTTTGCCTTTGCGCGACTCAACTTTAACATCGTGAATTGATTTGCCAGCGGGTACATCCACTCCCACCATTTCGCGTGCGCGCATTTTGCGGCGATTCAAGGCATCTACGTTCACCATCCGAACGTCCACAAACTCCGGCTCAAACGACTTGTACTCAATCCATTCCCGCTTGATGGATTCATCAAAGTTGTAGGCTTCCTGCAAAGGAATGACGCTCTGCCCGATGGAATTGCGATACATTCCTACACCCGGCATGGTGTGGCCCACTGACCAGTGATCGTCCATAGATTCATTCTCCGCCAAGAGAAATACATCATTGGCAAAGTGAACCTTCACTCCTTTGGGAAAGTAGTGCAGCAGTTCCTCTTGCTTGTCTTTCTTCAAACCCCAGAAGGTGTAGGGTCTTAACCACCAACGCCGCCAAGTAACTAGGCTGGTAATTTCTGCCCCCGTTCCATAGAAATAGCCATAGGGCTGCATCCGAGCTAAGCGCAGGTAGCGGTCGTAGCCTTCTTCTCCGCCTGTAGCATAATAGCCCCCAGTGATTTTATCTGCTTTGTCGGGGTTGGAATTTTTCAAAGCGGTTTCGTCAATCTCTGAAACTAGACCAATAAACGGGCATTCGGTTCTAGTGCGGGCGAAGAAGGGTAAGCGCATTTCCAACCCATCGTGTATATCGGTCTTGACCATGCCATTGGGAACTTCATAGGTATGGCTTTCTTGCGGCACTTCAATCATTTTTTCTGGAATTAGATTCTCGCGCTGGAGCGGAGCTTTGCATCGTACACACATACCAGCCGTAAGAACTAAATTGGCAGCGGGATTCATGGTGCCGCATTGTTCGCAAAAATAAGCAGGGGGAATCCGAGACTGGCCCATTGTATAAGCAGTTTCCTGCTTTGAACCGTAGAGGTCTTTGTCCACCTTGAAACGAGTGTAGGCACCAAAAACACCGTGGGTATAAGCTAGGTAGAGAACGTGAGCGTAGAGCAGGCGAGCTTGGTTCACGCGGTCAAGGTGAGTCTTAGCTGCATTGGCCGCTTTGGAAGCAATTACGTCCACTTCTTTTTCAAAGTCGGTTGGAACAAAGCGGCCCTTCGGCAACCGCTGGAGTAGGATAGCGATAATTGATTCCCCCATCGCGGTGTAGAAATTGACGGGGTAGAGGTAGGATCGCTCCTCTTCGTCATTCAGTCCAAAGCGCCGAAACACATCGCGGGTAATTTCCCGGTAGTTGTCCACTTCGGCATCGAAGTAGATATTCTGAATCCCGCGCCAGTAGTAGTCGGCTTTGGCAAAGTGGTGGTGAAAGTAGCGCCAAGTGCTGTTGTGCTCAATCTCGTAGCGGTTGACGATTTCGCGCAACGAACGCTGCGCGCTATCGGGTAAGTCCTCGCCGCGATGCTCATTCAGTGAAGGATAATCAGTGCCTTCTGGCTTTTGCTGTTCGCCAGGAGCGGCAGGGGCAGGGCTTGAAACAACTGAGGTTAGAGAACCGGTGCCGGGGCTAGTTGCCATGTTTTCTACGCCATCCTCCAGCGTATCCTATCTGTAGTCATCGGACTTTTAAGCCCCATTAGGCTCGCCCAACTTGGAAACAAATCCATGATGAAAAAGTCGGTCAGTAATTCTGGGTGGACTAAGGCCCACCGCTTTTCAATAATGCAGATTTGGTCTTTGCGAACAAGTTCTGATTCATGGATAAATATGCCACTGAACAGGCCGCAGTCTCTATAAACGAACGGAACTAGACTAGCCATCTTATTTCTGCCGCAAGCGGAAACGGTATTTACCTTTCTTCTGCGGTAGTCCCTTTTCCTTGGTGGCGGCTAGGTGGTGCAACTGCGGCTTGCTCATTCCAAGCATCCCACGGTTGCGTGCGTAGAGCTTGGATGGCTCATGCTTGGCGATGGCCGCCGTTCTCCGGGCTGCTTTGCTCAGGGCTGGCACTTTCGTCCTCCTTGTGATGCTTCTTCCACGTTTCTCTGGCTGAAAATTCTGCTCCGTGTTTCATGGTGAGATTGTATGAGTCTAACGCGCGCTTTTCAAGTTCTACCCGCTGGTCTGCGCTGGAAAGTCCGTAAGAAGCCGCTCGTTTTCCCGCATCGGGATGGGCTTCACTCAGTTTTCCCTCAGTCGGTTCTATCGTCTTGACCCCAGCTAGCACTTCCAAAACGTGCTCCAACTTTTCCTGCTGCGCTTCCAGCCAGCGCACATAAGGCGAACAGTAGGATAGTAGGCTTCTTCGCATTAGTTTAGACTCCTAGAAGTCTCAAACCAAACCGCCCCATCAGAAACCAGCGTGATGGTGTCACCGGCAGTGCAGGTAAAGGCACCTGCCAAGAACAGCGGGGGTGAATCCACCAGAGAGGTAGTTGCGTCACCCCCACACAGGAGGATGATTACTTGACCGTTCTGTTCTCCGGTGAAATCTGTAATGCTAGCCGTGCTGTTGGTGAGGAAGAGGTTCCCTCCTGTCACGCTTGGGGTGGTGGATGCCGCTAGGGTGGGAGCGTTGTTGTATTCCAGCATTCCACCCGTCAGTTGAATGCCGCTAGTAGCGTTTAATACCCGGATGCTCACTACATCGTCAGTGTTGTCCCCGACCCGAAGGTTGTTCGCGCTGGTGCGTTGAAACGCAGTTACGTCGGGTGCAGACGTTCCATCCCCCAATGTCGCAAGCCCATCGGCTCGCATACGGAAACGGTCATTGGCATCATCGTCAACTTGCGCGGTGATAACCGTGTCAGACGCGCTCGGGCGGGAAAATTCCGTTGCGGCTGGAATGTAGTTTCCGATGGTGCGCGGCAGGTTGCCGAAGATGTACTTCTCATCCCCGGTTCCGGCGTCACTGAAATCGGAGGTCACGTTTCCACTGAAACGATTGAATGCGACAATATAACGGTCGTTCGCGCCCGACTCAACCCGCATTCCAAAACGCTGAGTAGCTGTCCCTTGCGCGTCGTACAACCGACAGCCAATGACGGAAAAGTCTGTGATGCCAGCGGGCGCGTTCACTCCATCGTAGGTGGTTGTAACCTCTTGACTACCATCCCTACCGATACACCCGAATAGAGTTGTACCACTCGAAAGTAAGTATCCGTTTCGCTCGCTAGTGTGCGCCTGGGTTCCCCCTATGATGGTGTCGGTGGCAGTCTCCGGGTGGAAAGCGTTTCGCGCTTTTTCTATAATAACGGCCAGCGCGACGGTACGGGAACTGGCGCTGGAGCCAACCCAGCGCAGCCCGTCCAGGGCAGCCAGGGTGTGGTCGGTGTGGTCTATATACCCCCCCACAATCAAAGAGGAAGCAGCGTTCAAAATGTCAAAGGAGTGTCCAGCCGATAGGGGGCCGCGTTTGGTCGAGAACCCCAAAGTAGTTACGCCGGTTGTAGTACCAGCACTCCCCCCAATGCGAATCTGTGCGTCCACTGAGCCGGTGTCGCTCAGATTGACGAAGTGGATACGATTACCAACTAGGTGAATACCCTCGTTGGAGGCACCTTCTGAGAGAATGCCAGCGCCGAAAGTGTCGGCTGAATCGTCACCCAGGCGCAGATTGTCGCCGGTCAAGGTCGCTTGTTTTCCCGCTCCTGTGCTCCAAATGTTGCTGTGAAAGATAGCGCGATTGGTTTCTTGGTTGCCCCCGCCGGTAGCGACATAGTTCCAGTTGTGAAGAGAAGCATCTTTTAGGCGCAGGTCAACGTTCCACACCCCAACAACTTTCTCCCACCGACCCCCATGACCCGTTGTTTGATTTGCCCCGTTAAAGTCGAAACTACACTCGAAAAAGCTGAGATTAGTATTCCCTCCAACTGCGTCTGAGTTGACGATAGCATGGTCGTCAACATTAGCTGCCAGTACAATCTCATTCACTCCTGGAGCAGGACACACAATCGAGCGGTCGGAGGCGACGGACAACTGAGCGGCCAAACCAGTCGTGAAGTCTGATGGAATCATTGTCGAACCGATTCCGTCATTAAGCATTTGTTGAATTGTAAAGCCACTCAGGGCGTAGCGATTGTTGTTCAACTTCGAGATTCGAGTATTCCGAATCGTTTGAGCTGACACGCCAAGACTGACGAGGAAGAGAAGTGCGGTAGTGAGCGCGAGTTTGTTTCTCATAGTACGGCAGCCCAATAATTCAGGACTGCGCTGGCTGGCGCAGGTGCGCCAAAAATCACGCGGAAACCCGTCTTGAAATCTGTTTGTCCCGGCAATGGTTCAATTCCGTGGCTAGTGAGCCAATTAAGCGATACAGTTGGAGCAATGTCTGGATTGCGGTAGGCAAATTCAGGCCGGTCAGTGAAAGTAACATCATGTTCGGTAGCGTTGAGTGTGACGGCGACCCGTTGCTTAGGCGCGTAGCGGGTATGTTGCAGGTAAATCCTAGCTTCAATAGGAAGGCCCAAGGCGAGAACCTCTTTGGCGTCGATTCAGTCGAAAGCGGAAGCGCCTGCGCGGTTGGCTGCTGGGAGCACGGAGGATGGTTTCTCGTTGGGCGGCCTGAAATGGGCGGCGAGCAGGAAACAGTTGCGCGCTTGGATTAGAGGGTGTAGGCGGGCGAATACGGCTAGAGTAGGCCACTATTGTCCTCGCACCAGCGCACGAAATCAATCAAACGGGTTTGGTTGGCTTTCGCGCCGGTGGTTTGTTCAAAGGTTTTTACACAGTCTTTGACAGCTTCTAACCACATTCTACCCTTGGAAAAATCTGCGGGGATAGGATTGGGAATGCGGAGCGCCCTTGTTGTTCTGGCGACCTTCGCCTTTGGCTTAGCTTTCTTTTTCACACTGGCCCTCGGCGGCGATTCTTCGCGTGACCGTGGTAGATGATGCGCTTCATGCCACCCCCTGTCAATAGTTTCAGCCGGCGGTCGAGCTTCATTGCCAAACCGCGAGCAATATGGCGAGTCGAGGCGTCGGTGTTGACCAGTCGTTCACCCAAAATGTCCGCCAGAGGTTTCTGCCCAGCGCCTCCAATGCGTTTTAGGCCATAGCGTAAAGAGTCGTAGGGGTGATCTTCCTGCTCGGTATCAACATCGTCGGGATTATCTTCATCCAGCACCAGAGTAGGAAGGGTGCGAATCAGGTTCGGACAACCGTAAGGTTTGCGATTCAAGATGCCTTTGCGGAAAATCAGCATGCGGGGTAGCACGGGCTGTATTCCCATTGCTTCAAATTCCTTAACTGCTTCTTCCCCTTCATTGCGGAAACGTTCCATCCAGTGACTGTCAATTACCGGACGCGGCACAACCGGCTCGGCTGGTTCGGTGCGGAGAAATTCATGCACCAGCAACTTTCCCGAAAGGCGGTCGGAATCGCTTGGTTCTACTGTCCAACCAACCTGTTGGAATACTTCGTCAAATTGCTCGGCAATGGTGTGGGTAGCTCCAGTCTTGGCCCAGCAGGCGCGATCCAGCACGATAGTTGGGCGGGGCTCTCCTTCATGCTCTCGGATAATTCTCTCGGCTACTCTTGGGGGGAGTTGTTTGGTTCCGTAGGCTTCCCGGTACAAGAGGGCTTGGGGTGAATCTGTAACTGCAATTGAAATCGCGCAGTAAGGTTTGGAGTAGCCCCAATCAATCGCAATCACTCTCGGCCACCAGGATTCCAGTTCGTGCGGTTCGCAGGTATGAACTTTGTAGTCCCACTCAGGAAAGCCTTGCCCGGTAAAGATATTCCAGTTGCCTTCCAGCAAAGCAGTGCGCCAGGGTTCCGGCAATCCTTTCAGGCGTTTCACATAGTCGGGATCATTAGCGAGCAGAATCTTGTTGTCCCAAACTTTAGCCGGAATGAATTGGCGGGTAAGACCGGTTTTCTCCACTCGGTAGATTTTGTACGGGGTGAGTTTGTCAATGAACATCGCTTTGACCCAGGCGTGCCCAATGCGGCCAGGGTTGGAAGTTGCTCGGACGAGCTTACGCAGGCCGAAGCCAGGGTTGCGAATGTAGCCATTGATGGTTCGATACTGGTACTCAGTAAAGCCGGTCAATTCTTCCCAGCCGATAAAAGCGTACTGAGTCCCTTGATAGCGGTGAACGTCATACTCCGACTCGCAATACCCGAACTGAATCCCTGCTCCAGAAGGGAATTTCCATACATGCTTTTGGGAATTGTAGTGCGCGACGCCGCGTAGAAGTTGATGGGAGCGTTCGATCAGGCCGCCTTCTTGTGCCAACTCTGCCAAGGTGCGGCGCAGGATCAAGGCTTTGTAGTAGGGATGGTGAACTTGAGAACAGGCTATGCCAAGAATACCATCGGATTTTCCGCCGCCGGCGGCTCCTCCATAAAAGCATTCATCGGCGCGGGAGTAATAGAACTCGCTTTGAGGCCCTGACTGCGGCTCCCAGATGAACTTCTTTTTCTCTTGCTCTAGGGCCAGCAAAGTGAACATCCTTTGCCTGTGCAGGCGAGCACTTTCTTGGTTTGCCAAATGTAGTGCCAAACTTTCTGTATGGGAGGACGCGGTGGTGGAAAATTCACCGGCTCGTCACCCGTACTTAGAATTGGCACACGCCTTTCAGGACGGGAGTGTGATAGCTTGGCTTTATATTCACGCGATAGTTTGGCATTAAATTCAATGGCAGGATACTTCTTCAACCATGGGCGGTGTGACCGGGGCAAGCGTCGTTTCCGCGTGGATGGTTTAAGAGGTCGAACCAGCGGGTACGCGCGTTCGTAGTATTCAAAATCTAGTTCTCCTTCGCGCGGCGGTCCGCTCACGCTTAGGTGTTTTGGGAGAGGAAAGTCTGGCAGACCATAGTTCCATTCGTGCGGGAAGATGGATTCATTGTAAATATCAACAGGTTCGGCGGGGAAAAAGTCATCTATCCAATGGCGGGTGAATCCTCTAGTTTTTAGGGCCAGAGCCATAAGGCGGTTACTCCAAAACCAATTCCCAGTCCGCTCCAAACCAGCAAGTGCCACGCCAATTTGTTTAGGTCTCGCCTTATTCCCGGAGGCATTGGCAGGTCGTAGATACGGTCAGCCCGTTCTCGGACGCGCCTTCTGATTCTGCGCTGGTGCGCGTTGCCGGTCATGGAATCGAATAGTTCCAAGTTGCTGCAATTCCACCAGAGATAGCAGCAATCCGTGGTAGCCAGCGTTCGAGTTTGTGGTGGCCTTTACGGTGGAACCAGTAGCTCACTCCTACCACCATGCCAGAAGCAGAGAAGGCCCCGGCTGCAATTGTCCCACAACGTTGACTTGGGAAAACAGCCTCGCGGTAGCCACGCCGGAGAAACCGGCAGGTGGAATGAACGTCAAGCGACCGCGCCGCAAACATAGCGGAGAAGCCAATCAGGTTCTTGCGGTCAAAGAAACGGTGTGTGGGTGGCTTCCCCAGGCCAGAATCGAGGACGAGTGGGCCGTGGGAGAAGTTGCGAATGGTAATGCGTGGTTTTTCTACTTCCCGCTGTTCTACCACGCCCGAACGCGGGGGAACCTGAGCCTTTAATGATGCAAGCGTGGGTAGGGCCACCACCAGAATAAATGCCAGGCCGACACGCCTCAACTTTAGGCTCAAGTTTCTTTTGTGTGCCAACTTAATCACCCCCTTCTTTTCTTCTGGTAATAATCTCGTCAATCTCTTGTTCTAGTTTCTGGCGCGTTTTGTGGTCGGCGTTGATGATGGCAGGTTGGTAGTGATCGGGTTCGGCTCGTAGGCCGCGGTATTGTCTGAAAATCCACTCTACAACTTCAACTCCAATCGTGTTAGGCATGTTTTACCAATAAACCACATCAGGCTCAGGATACGCAATCGAAGCGTCAAATTCCACTAATCTTTCAACGCCGTCTAATCCGGTAGTCGCATCAAGCACCCTTTTGGGATGCCGCCAGAACCAGACTCCCAAGAGGTAGTGGGAGCGGTGTTGGTGCAGATAGCAACTGGAGCAAGAGGAACAGCGGTAGTCAGGAAGGCAAGAAGAACCGCAGGTCGGGCGCGGAGGCGAGAACCAAATCCGCCAGAGCCTACGGAGTAGCAGAGTGAAGCTCATTTCTTTAGCTTAGGGAATACCCTTGAAGAAACCAGAAATAAAGGGGAATCCTGGTTGAGCTGCTTGTCTATGAGAACCGTTATTCCAGGGAAGAACTTTTGGAGGAGGGCACAGGATTCGAACCCGTAGTACCGTCTCTCGAACGGTACGCCTGTTTTCGGGACAGGTGCCTTAGCCATTTCAGCCAGCCCTCCATCTCATCGAAATAAAGAGCACAACGAATACAAAAACTCCCGCATTCCAACTCCCTTGCCAGAGGCCGAAACCGACCGCGCCAACCGTGGAGAGGAAAAGCTCAAAGGCTAGATTGAAATCATCTTGCTTCATTACCAGTAAACCTCAACGCGAGCAGTTTCACGCTCGAATTTTGGCGGAGACACAGGGCCGTCAACCGTAAAGGTTTCCGTGGCGGTGAACACCAGCCAGCGCCTCAGCCCCAAGCACTGCCTACGCCAGAATCTCAGCAGCCACCGCTTCATAGGTACGCTCTTTAGCAGAGAAAGAAGGGAAGTTCAAGGGTCAAATTTTTGGGCCAGAATCAAGCTCTCGACAGTCAGTTTTCATTGGTGAGTAACATTTAACTTCCTCTGCAACTCTTGCAGCCCCTCCTCAGTGTCGGCACTCCCATAAGTTTCTTTGTCCGTAAGGGCCAATACAATTGCTTGGATGATTCTCCACTTGAACTCTCCATCTGTTCTGGTGAGTAGTTGGGGGATCGTGAGAAAGAGCCTTATATCGCCTGTCAACGGGTCTTGCGCAGATTCCAGCTTGATGTCCAAGGTAGATTGATTCATTTTGCACCTCTCATGGTATACAGGCTAGCAGACAAAAAAAGGCCAATGCAAGAGTAAGTTTTGGGGGAGAATCAAGCTCCCGACTGGTTTCCCGGCAACCAAGTCTGATGTAGAAGTGTATTTTGAATCCGTTGGTAGATTCGAAAGGGCACCATAACAGCCAAATTTTCACCAGCTTTTGTCGTTAACACAAAAATGTTTTCGCCTTTACTAAAGGCACGCAACCGTTTTTTGTTCATCTGCCGTAACTTGGAAGTCCCGACAAACTTCACCCTTGGGTCAAGATATATGCCTACCACGTTACTTTCCCTTTGGCTGTGCTGAATCCCCATTAGTATGCATCATAGCGGATAAAAGAATGGCAATGCAAGAAGAAATCGTCACCACGAGCCATATACCTTAAGGTGGGACTCCTAGGGACTCCTTGACCTCCCCCCACCCCCTTCGATCCACCAAGCGCGCGCTCAACCTCAGGCCACACACCCTATCTTACATAATGTCCCTTATAGGAAGCTAGCTTTGTTGCTACCACAGGAGTTAGCGATTCGGGATTTTATCTGCAACACCCAATACCACATCTTGTGGCCTTCACTCCTCGACCGTGCCCTCGATCTCTATCGGCTCTTTCTCCTCCTTAATCGGAGGCACGAGGTTGAAAGTCTGCTGAATCTGTAGCAGCGCGATGCGCTCTTGCTCCTGGGGGCTTGGCAGGGCTCCCTCGAAGCGTGATACAAGTTCTGCATACTTCCGGCGCTGGTCGAAGTCAACCAACTCGTCAGAGTACACTAGGTGGCCATCCTTGCTAAGGAAAACGCGGGTTTGATGTGCTGACAAACCTTCCGCCAGTCGTTTTCCCGTGAGGGCCAGCGTCCCACCGTGCGCGTGGATTTCCCTCAAAAGAGCTTTCCTGACGTTAGGTTTAGCTAGTGTCTCTGAGGCAAGAGTGGTTGCTGTCTTTTGGCTGTAGCCTGCTTTGATAGCAGACTTTTTGCCATTCGCAAAAGTAGGGCTCTTGGGGTCGGCGTACTCTTTTACCAGTTGGTGCTCTCTTGGTGTCAGTCTTAACCGGCCGAGGCGTAGGCGCATAACAGTGGCACCGCATTTAGGGCAGGGGGTTTGCTTCTTTCGGGCGTAGCGGATTGCCTGCCAGGTGCAATCAGGGTCAGAACAAGCGTGCATAGTCCTTCTGTTGGTCAGCCGGGTCTTTCTATGCCTCTTGGGTTGTGCCGGCTTGGGATCGGCTGCTAGGGGCTGCTGGGGCTTCGATTCGGGGGTATTCTGAAGTGGTTCTGTCGCCTTGGGTTTTTTGTATAATTCAGCACCAAGGTTGACTTCAGGCGGGTCGGTTGGAATCACCATAGGGCAACCCTACGCTCTCAGGGGGTGCTAGTCAAGGGGTGCGGTAGGCATAGGGCTACTGTGCCGCCTAAGTGCGGCGCGGGGCTGGTTTCAAGGCGCGTAGGGGGGCAAGTATAGCGGTCCGCGGGCCAGCGCTGCAAATAGGACTAGGGAGCTAGGCTAGGCGCAGGTCATGGGTGCGATTTGAGTCTTTTGGTCTATTCCGCTTGGGTTTGTTCAGCGGTAGGCTGAGCATAGTTTGGAGGTGAAGCAATGGCACAAAGCAAGCAGCTGACGCAGCACACGCCGGGGCCGTGGAGGCCTACTCAAGACGTAGGAAGCCGCTGGCATGTGGATGCCGACTATAAAGGCCCTGAAAGAGATTACGTTCCAATCGCAGATGTTAAGCAAGGCGCAAATGACGCTGCTCTAATCGCCCAAGCGCCGGAGATGTATGAGTTGCTGGCGCGACTAGCAGACCGTACACGGGGGGATGACGCCGTACTTGATATTGGCCGTAGCGAGTGGGCTGACTTGTGCCAAGAGGCCCGCCGAATAAAGGCGGAGATTGATAGGGAGGGATAATGAGCACCTATTACTATAGCTGCGAGAAGTGCGGCGACGAGCTTGGTTCGGCGCAGGATATTATCTGGCTGCAAGAGAAGCCTTATCATCCTGAGTGTGCTACTGAGCGCGATAGGACTGAGGAGCGGGATGCTGCCGTAGCAGAGTTGTTGGAGGCTGCTAAGGGTAGCCTGCCATTTCTTTACGGGCATTGGCCGAAGGAGCACGACAGGGTTAAGCAAGCCATTGAAAAATACATTAGACTGAGGGATGAATGATTCTTCTTAGACAGGTTGGGGGTCACTTTGCTTTAGCGTTCCCCCTAGAGGCTGATGCTAACCTCTCCGGTGCACAGGGTCGGGGTGCAGTTCGCTAGGCAAGTGTGGCCCCCTTTTTCTGTTCGGGGGTCGGTCGGTACTTTTGATAGGTGAAACTTGTTTGACTTCTACATAAAGACGGACAAAGAGGACTACCTGTATGCCTACGAGCGCGACCTGGGGCGCAGAAGTGGGTGTGAGGACGAACCGGAGGACGAAATGGACGACTTAGAAATTAACCGCGTGATGGAACTAGAGCACGGGCTGTGGTTAGCTGGCTTCGATGGCTCTGACGTTCCTCGGCTGGTGTTCTACGATCCCAAGACACAGCTTCCTACGCCGCTGGGCCGCAGCTTGCAAGATATAGTCAATGGCACGCAATCCCAACCGCAGCGCAAGAAATGGCATGTCCTGATTCTTGGCTGGCTAGAGTCCCACACTGTTCTTTTTGCCGCGGACGACCTGCAGATTAAAGTGGCTGAGAAGGCTGCGGCTATCCTGAAATAATCTTGTCAATGCGCTCGAACAAGCTGGCTTGATCTGCCCACAAGCGCCGATCCTCTCCTAGTCGAGCGTGAGCGTCAATGATCTTCCATTGCGTCTTTCCTGTGTCTATGGTGTATTTCATTTCAAAGCAGAACGGGCAGTTGTCCAAGCCAAGTGCCTTTACCACGGTTTTAATTATCTCAGTAGGAGCTTCTGGTAACATCGGTCCGTCCTTATCCCTCATAGGATTGTAGCGCACAATCTTACCGTTCTCACCTTCCTGCAGCGTCCATGCCAACAGGTGAACCTTGCCCTCTATCACTACCCCATCGGCTTCATACTGCGGGCCGGGAATGTATTGTTCAACTATACCGCGGTCTGCCCAACTTGGGTCATACTGCGCGAGTCGGCGCGAATACTCGTTTGGCAAAGCGAACCCGATGCCTTGGTTCTGACAACTGGCGGGGGCTTTCACTACCAAACCGTCAAGAAAAAGAAAGGGTATAGTCTCCCATTGCGGGTTCAGCTCATCTGGTAGCATCGTGCGGAGCGCGCGGCGGCTGGTGCAATTGATGGCGGCCATTGGGCTCAAGTGTTTGCAACGTACATAAACTGGACTGAACGCAGTTTCAAGCACGGCTTCTTCCACTAAGGGAAAGGCGTAGGATTCGTCCATGACGCTGCCGCTTGTTGGGTGAATGGGCTTATCCCAATTCTCGCTGTTGCCAATCCAGTAGATCATTTCTTCCCCTCACTGACGCGGGCCTTCTCAATAGACAGGCGTTGTGTATCTCGCAGAGCTTCGACCAACCACTTGTAGCCTTCCTGTGGAGTACAACCGAGCCCAGAGTTGAACGCCAGTATGTCGAGGAGGGCTTCTTTACGCACTTTTTCCCCCTCCTTCCGCCTGGCTTCTTCTAGTAACTCTTCCAGGGCTGCGGCGGCGGGTTGGAGTTCTCCCAAGCGATTCTTGATTGCGAGACATGTACCACCGACCAGTAATTTTTCATCTTTACTGCGTCCCTCATTTTCCATAAATATAGCAAGGGCAGCATCTACGTCGGCAACACATGCCGCCAGCACTTCCGCCCGCGCTTGGGCTAGGGGGCGCTCTATTTCTTTGGCCGCTACTCCCGCCAGTTCCCGGTAACTCATCTTCATGTCGCCAGTGTCCACAAAAACTTTCAACAGTTTCTCTGTTAGTTCACGGCTCATAGCTCTAGCTCCTTAAGGAGTGCGCGAGTTTCTTCCAAACCACAATCGCAGCGAGGTTCAAAAATGTCTCTATGGTTGCAAGTAGCATCGTGAGCACAGTATTTATCCAACGCCTTCCCCAGCCTCTCCACCAAGTCGAGTAGGTAAGGGACATCAAAGCGTGCACCACCAGGCGCAGATTGGTCACGCACTCGAATCTCACTCAGCTTGGACTTTTTCACTTCTTCCCCTCCGTCCGCGTTGTGCCGAGTAGCTTATGGTGAACCCATCCCAGTTGTACGACGGATGGATTCCGCTCAGCTTCGTCTAGCGCCTTATCAGCTTCCCTCAACCATACTTGCAGTTTCTCTGTAATCTGTCGGGCAGCCATACACTCAGAGCATTCATCATCGGCGTGGGCACCCCAGTTATCTTCAAACTCTTTCACCAATTCACTCAATGGTTTCATGGGTTCGCCGGGGCCTTCTTCTTGATGCACTTCAAGCACTTTAGGAATCCTAGTGGGGTTTCAGCGCCACAGTAGGCACAGTGGCTTGTCCGCGATGGAACTGGGCCCGTTCCGAGTTCAGCCGTACTCAGTCCTTTATTTGTGTCTGGCGGTTCATCTTCCCACCGCCGCTGATTCAGGAACGTCGCTGGATGGGGGATGAATTTCTCCTCCTGCCACTGTTCAGTTTCCTTCCAGCGTTCTAGGCCAGCCATGATTTTCGGGATTAGTGGTTCTCTGTCACCGGGACTGTTTGATTTTTTCTCCAAGTATTCAAGGTTCAACAAAGCGTTCTTCCATGTTCTCTGTGCCGCTGGTTTCCCGACCTTTCTAGGGTAGGATTTCCAGAATGCAAGAAACAAATCCTGCGAAGGTTTTTCCTTTGCCCTTTCCTTTGCCCTAACCGTTGCCCTAGCACTAGCCGTAGCCAAGCTGGTGGAAGCCGCCACATCAACTAGCTCGCCAAACTGTTGTAAATAAGCAGCATATTCCTCCTGTGGGTAAGGTGGTGCCAACTTGCGTTCGTACTTGTTGGAACGGTGTGAGGGCTGGGGAAGCCTACCTCTGCGCTCTGATCCGGTCCAGTGGACGTACTGCCGGCGTGCTGCCGCCCAGACGAAGGCTAGGCCCTCCTTCTTGAAAGTATCGAAGATAAGTTCTAGCTTGCGGATGGACAGGTCGGGCCGGTTCGCTTTTAGTTTTCCCAGGATCACAGGAATGTCCAACTCGAAATTCCCATTACAGTCTGCCAGCGGATACAGGTAGGGGTACTCGCGGCGAATCCAGACCGGACAGCGCCGGAGCTTCCTACTGCCCCAAAAACCCTCTCCGTCTAGTACGCGCTTAGGCATTCAACACTTTTTCCTTTTGAGACCTTTGAGTTTACGAACAACAAGGTGCAGGGTTTTGCGCCTGTCCTTTGCTGGCGGCTTGGCTCCCAACTCGCGCAGAAACCTTTTGCAGATTCCATAGTATGGCTCAAAGCAAGCTGGGAACGGGGAACCGGAAGTGTTGCCGACAATGACAACATCTACCGACCTTGCAGTAGATTTTTTCACGCGCCGAATAGAGTAGATACCAACAGGTCTTTTACCAAACTGCCCCATCAGTTTCTTAGGCCAGCAACCCACTTCCGCTACAGAGTCATTGTCTTTAGGATGAAAGCGTGCAAGCCTTCCCCTATATCGTTCGGAACGAATCCTAATCACACAAGTATTTTTCATGGCTTTTCTCATCACGCCACCCCCACCGGCGAAATCTCTTACCTGTAGCCGCCTAAACTTTCTTTCTAGTTATTTCAACCTGCAACCGCCCACATCGCGGGCAAGGAGTACCGTGAACACCACTTCGATGCCGACGCCGCCGGCCTCTCCAGCCACAGTGCGTACACCACACATAGTGTTTTGGATATGGTCGTTTCGTCACGCCACCTCCACTGGTGAAATCTCTATTTGTGTAAAAGCCCGCATCCCTTTCTCCGTCAACTCTTGCTTCGCGGTGAACTCCACCAGCCACTCCGCCGAATCGTCCACGATCAGCCCTAGACCACTAGGATGGCTTTTCTTCGCCATCACAAGGCAATCCAGCATTGGTTTCAGGCCGGCGTGTAGGTTGGGTGGGTCTATCATGCGTTTGCGGTGACAGGTGAATTGCACTCGCATCTTGGGGCGGTTCTTCTCCACCCACTTTTGCAAGCGATGTAGCTTGGGAGCGCCCAACCTTAAAACAATCCAACCCTGCCATTCTTCTCGGAGCCGCTTATACTTTGCCCAATGGCGATACTCTCCTCCGGGGCGATAGGCATTGCCACTCGGAACAGATAGCGGCACTTCTATCACTAGGGGCCATTGAATCCTGGGCTTCGCGTTCATACCGCCGCCCAAACTATTGAAAGCCTGCCGCTCTCCAATCGCCGCCGCTTTCCTGTATCGCGTACCATGCCGAGTCTGACAAGCTCACTCCGTCTAGTGCGAATGCCAGAAACGCTCATCTTGCGACCCGCAAGCACGCCGCTGGCAACCACAATCAGCTCATCATCAACCATTCCACCATGTCTGCGAAACAATCCAAGAATGAACATCTGTGATTCTCGCATTCGTTTGACCGACGCTGCCGCTTGGTGACTGGTTTCGGGGTCGCTCCGTCTTGCATGTGCGCGTGGTTCGCGTTCGGTCCAGCGTGCGTGTTCCGTTCTTTTGTCAAACAGCGGTTCTTGTTTCATTCTATACGGCTCCTGACGCGGGCTCGTTCCCGGTGGTCGGTGGTGGGGGTGGTAGTCATTTCCTTTCGCGTCTAAACCTTGTTCCGCACTGACATGCGTGCGAGTCTTTGTGGCGAATCTCTAGCACGCAGCGATGGAATAGGTGAGGGAACCTTCTCACGCGACTCTTGGCCTTGCACCGCTTTGGTTTCATTTTCCTGCTCACTGGCACACTCGACTCGCCAATGCTTTGAGGATGCCGAGCATCAGTCAGTCCTTACTTCGGAGGTTCCCACACATCTACATCCTCCTCTATTTTCATCTTCCATCCCCGCCGTTGAAGCATGTGGCGCAACTTTGCTGAAATCACGTTGACCATCCGACACCGGGGCGACAAAGCGTCAAGAAACTTACCCACTTGTCCATCGCCCTGTCCAAACACCATCGGGATATAAACGAACCCCTTGTGCTCTATTGCGTAGCCACGCACCCCTGGATAAATTTCTCCTTCTTCGCCAGGAGTTAGTATTGTTCCAGCCTCAGTGAGCGGCGGTTCGTAGGCTCTAATCGTTTCCATCAGTCAATCCTTATGTGAAAGGCGGCACCAGCGTTCCGGGTCGCTAGAGGGGCTAGTTGGTTGGTTCACCAGCGCCGCCTCGCCTTACACTTCCGCAAGCTTCTTCTGACTCTCCATGACTTCCCACGGAGTCATATCGGTGTACCCGGGCAGCGTGGAAAGGGTAGCAATCGCCTGCAGCAACACTTTATGCAAGCGAATCGAGACATCTACTGCACCCTCGCTGCGGCTCGGTTCGCCTAAGAGCTGGTGGGCAAGGATGAACGCCGCCAGCTTGTCAACTTGCGCGACCGCGCTTTTAGGGTTTCGCTCGACCGTTTCTCGGCGGTCGGTTTCTACCTGTTCTTCGTTCATTTCGTCTCCTTACCACCAGCCCCAAACTGATGGGAGAAGATCATGGCCGGCCTACAGCTTCCAACCGCGTTTTGCGCTTTGCGATCTGCCGTAGGCGGTTCGGCTCCCTTCTCCCATTGAACCCTAGATAACTTTGCTGACTACGTTGAGAACCCGTTCAATTTCGGGATTCTCCCTGAGCGCTTCCAGGGCATCGTTCACTTCTTTCAATTGCTTCTCGTAGCGTTGCTTCTTGCCGAGCAGTTTGTCCTTCATGGTTGGCCTAGAGCTAACCATTCCAATCGTTTCGCCCCTAGTTGGTTCCATTTCTTCGTCCATGTTTCCTCCTTATCGTCTCTCCCATTGAAAGCAGTGCGGCGACCCTATCCCTAGTGGGGCTAGGCTCCTCTGCGCTATCCCCGGATACACGCCCTAGATCGCCGCACACTTGATTCCATAAAAGGCCATTGCACGCTTCACGAGCTCCATCGGGAAACCTATGCGGTTCATTTCTTGGAGATAGCCGATGATGTTGGTTCTGTTGCACAGCCTGTCCTCAGCCCGCCTTTTCTTTGGGTGACATTTTCGGCACAGGGCTACCAGGTTGACCGCTGCGCTCGGATCGCCGAGCTGGTGCTGCTCGATGAATCTCGCTGGGATTATGTGGTCCACCGGAAGGCCCACCGATTTCAATCCCTTGGATGTAAGCCTTGAAGGGCCTCTTTTTGCTCCACAGACGGCGCAGGATTGCCTTGAGACGGCCTTTCTTGCCCTTTGCCACCCTGCCCCTCTGTTGGGCGCGGAGCCGGGGCGCTTTCGCCTTGCCTTCCGCTTCAACTTCCGCAAGAAGTAGGAGCGGCGAACACAATCCCAGCACCGAGCGCGGCCCCAAGCTCTCGGCTTCTTGCATCTTTTTGTTCGGCATGGCTTAGGCTCCTGACTGGCGTTTGTCAAACCCGATCCCCTTAGCGTCTAGTTCCGGGAATTCCTCTGCTAGCTTTACGCGGGAATCTGCACAGGTTTTCAGCAGGAGTTTAAGGTTGTCTTTGGTCGGCTTCGCAAGGTATCGAATGTCAACAACTTTGCCCTCTTTTACGACTGGCTTATACTTTGCATCCAAGCCGTCCTTCTTCTTGGTCAGAACGTGCCGGATTGCAGCTAGTGAGGCATCCGACCCCCAGATGCACAGCGTCTCTTCTCCCTCAATTTTGGCGACATTGAAAAAGACAGTAAGCGGTAGTGATTCAGCCGTTTCTTCTTCAACTACGGCAGCCTCTTCGTCAAACTCACCCTTTTCAACAAACGGCTTACTCAGTTCGGCGCTTTCAGGCAACTCCACCGCGTCTGTTACTTGTCCCTCTTCCGTCCTGCGCTCATGCTCCAATGCCTCATACCATTGTCGTACAGAATCATCTGCACTCTTAGGAAGGAGATTGGAAATTCTTCGTATGGCGGTCTTGCGAGCCTGAGCGCCGAAGTGATAGCGCCAAGGGCTTTCGCCTTTGTGCTTGGCGATTTGGTCGGTGCAAAGCTGCTCAATAACACGGCCCGGCACAATCTCGATCATTTCCCCACCATTGCGTAGCTTGGCTACTGCATAGACGGCTACCAAAGTCTCCGGTTCAAGTGTCCACTGCTTGAGATCGGGCTTGTGACGGATATAGGGGTTGGTGCCTAACTGATAATCAAATTCATCATTCGCACCGACTGCATGTGCAGATAGAGAAACCAGATGCGGGTCACGATAGGCCAAAGTAATTAACCCTTTGTAACCTATAATCAACTGCACTTGCTGTGCAAATGGAACCAGATAAGCATGACCCAAGGGAGAATCAATCTCTAGCCCCATCTGTGCGGCTCGGACTATACTTTGGAAGAGTGAATTGGGCGTACACAGCAACAGCCCAGGCTTTTTGTGAATACAACTAACCAGCGTGCTCATCAGGCGTTCAAAAGTTACCCCCGCCTGCGGTAATGCTTTTTGCAGCCCTTCTTTGATAGCGGGCGTGTTGAAGAAGGCTTTGACCTTCTGGACTTCTTCGCCAACTTTTATGAGGCCGGTCTTTTCGGTAGCCGTGGTCATTATTTAGCTCCAACCAATTCAATCAGAGCGCCCTCAAGAGATTTTCTTCCTTTCTCAATTTCCTCTGTATTCCCGATTGCTGCTGCCGCAGTCATAACCGAAAGGCTTCTCGTACAGATTTCTATTAGGAGGCGAACTCTTTCTTTCTCAACTTCGCTCATGCCGTCCTCGCTAGTATCTGGCTGCGCTTTGTACCTCTTGCTTGCGCTTCTCTAGGCAGGGGTCGCAAATTCCGTGGGTTACTCCGCCTGCGCCTTCCTGAAATTCATGGTGGTTGTGGCACTCAAACGTATCGGGTGGCAAATCATCCTCTCTGTTGAGCAGAATCAGATTTTCCGAACCGCACTGAGGGCACCGCTCTCCGAGAATTAGCTGACACCACGCGCACTGCCTAGTCATGCGGAGCTCCTAGCCGTCTTGCCTCTCTGCGCCGGCGTTCGTATTCGGCAACGCGGTGAGGGCTGTTCGCTCTCCATTGCCGCAAATACCCCGGGTTTTTCGCGCGAAAGCGTTTGAACACACCCTTCTTACAAGCTAGACATTGCCTTTTGCCGTTGTCTGGTCGGACATACACATTGGGACCTTCTAGTGCGTGCCCAGACTTGCAGCGTGTCTGCCGATGCAATCCTCGATGGTCGTGAGCTGAAACAACCTGTAGGTTAGAAGGGTGATTGTTTGTCTTATTGCCATCCTTGTGATGAACGTGTTCCGAAGTTAGCAATTTCCTCCCAAGCACCGCCTCCATGATTTGCCTATGCTCATAAATTCCATGCCTCTTGAATGGAATCATCGAATATCCGCCTGCATGTATCCGGCGCTTCCTCATTCTGCTTTCCCCCCTAGCGCCGCTTCGACTTCGCGGTTCTTGGCGAATATGTCGGTAGCGGTCGGATAGCTATCTACATCGGTGGGATTCTTGAGGATGCGCTTCTGGTAGGAGCCAATCATTCCCACCAACTCCTCCACCTGCTGGAGCTTGTCGCGGAGCAACTGCGTACATACCGGACAATCCCACAACGCGACCGGCAGGTTGCTTTTGTGCCCGGCATTGCAGGTAGCAGGCTCCCTTAGCTTCTTGGAATCGGCTTCGAGTTGTTCGAGCGTCAACGGCTCACTCATCGTTCCCCTCTTGCGATTTGCTGCTGCGTAGGCCAACCATCATAAGGCGCGTGGTGGTCCCATACGGCCCAAGCGGTGCGCTCGACTCTCCGTAGTCGGTTCTCGTGGTTGTAAAGCAAGTTGGTTTGCGTCTTGTCGTCCCCCAAGTTGGCTCGGCGGATAACTATGTTCTCAGCCAACCGTTCCTCTACCGACACCATCCAGAACTTCACAAAGACAATCCCCACCATCAGAGCCACCAGCAGGCAGCCGAGCATGAACCTCTCGCGTGGTTTGTAGCGGTTCATCGCTCACGCTCCCTTGAGGGGGGCAGGGGCAGTCCTGTGGGACGGCAATGGCCCTAAAACCTTGCGCCAGAAATCACACCCATCATTCACGCAATGACCAATCCAGCCCTCAAGGGTCTGCTCGTTCGTCATTCCGTAGTGATAGGTCTTTCGCAGATATATCATGTGGTGCAGGAAGCGGCAGTCAGTTCTTGAGGATTCCTTGTTTGCCATTCGTCCCACCCTTTGCTTTTTGTTCCAACTCCGCCATCATCAACTCCCGCATGTTGACAAGCATGTCGTCTGCGGAAAACATCACGGCGAGATAGAATTGGTACATTGGATAGCTGTCTCCGACCTTGGCAATTTCGTCAATGATCGCGGTTAGCCGATTAGTGCGGTGCTCCACACCTGGAATCTGCCGCTCAAACAACTGCATGCACTTTTCCCTGAACATTACGTGTTCTTCGGGCAGGACGAGATTGGTTTGTTTCTTCACTTCTTAACCCTGTGACTTTGTATTTCGCAAGCCTCGATCAACGTCCATAAGAGACACATTGCAGCAAACGACCCCGCCCTTTCATTGCTTGAATCATTCGGAGCTACTTCTTCGACAAGGTAGGCAAATAGCTCTATAGCTTCTTTTGGAGGCTGCCTTTTTCCCTTGTATGGCCGCTGCTCGAATTGTGTTCTAAGTATTTCAGTGGCAATCATAGCTTGGGTTCTTCTGGTGGAAGCGGAATAAACCTGAGCGTGGCGGAGTCGAACGTGAACCTGTCTGCTGGCGCTTCGTGCACGGCCCGCAGCCTCACCACCATCTGATCGAATGCCGCTTGCCCAGCGTTGCGTTCGACGACGGCTTGGTTGTATCGGGTGAGAAGAATCTCCATCCTCTGGGCAGCCAGGAGCGTGTCCTTCATCACGATGGAGATTTGCAGAGTCTCAACCTCGGTCAAAAGCAAGCCCGGTTCGACATTCGGGGTCTGGGCCGACGCCAACATCGCCACAAACAGCGTCACTGCAACTAGGTTTTTCATATTAGCGTGCACTCCCACCGATAAGTTTCTTAATTTTGAACTCAGTGCGGTCACTGACGGTGCCTCCGTTCTCGGCTCGGCTGATAGTGAAGATTGAAACGCTTAGAATTTGCGCTAATTTTTCTTGAGTGAGATCGTTCTCAAAGCGGTACTCACGAAGCCTTACTGCGAGTGCTTGGCTGCTCTTTGTGTTTGTTGCCATGCCACCCCTATACAGCCTTCGATGATGTGATGTCAATAGATATTTTAGAGAATGTTGGTATTGCTTAGTTTTCTTATACTTGGAGGGAGGGGCCGGGGGTGGCGCTGTCCGGCCCCTATGGCGCTGCGAAATACTTACTGCTTTCCGTTTTTAGTTCTGACGTGCTCCTTCCAAACATTAGACCCCATATAGGCAGCGGGGGCAGCACAACTAGCAGTCACCAAGGCTGCTAGTGCTACGAGGTCAACTCCGTGCTGGATACCAACGAGAGCTAGGTGCCAAGCTACCAGCAAACCAGTCAACATCGCCACAAACTTTCTCCATCCTTTTAGCTTCATAAGAACACCGCCTTTGCCAGTATCCCGGCAATGAAACCGAAGAAACTGGAAACCACCGTTCGTTTGCGGAGTTTGGCCTTGAGTGCGCCAATCTCGGCATCTTTCAACTTCAACTGAGACTCCATTTCTTCGCGCACGTTCGCAATCTCGCCGTCCTTGTTCTTGATGATTGAATCCTTGTTGCCGACCAGCGCCTTCCCTCTTTCCAGTTGGCCCTCCAGGTTTGCGATTTCCTTCCGTGATAGCACCAGCTCTGCTTTGTCGGACGTGCCTTGAATCAGGTGTTCCAGATTGACCCTGCTGGCTTCCGGGGTGAAACTCAGGGTCGAGTCGGGCAGCACCATAATCGCAACTTGGGGTAGGTTGAGTTCCTGGGCGGTTTCGACCGCGATGGTTTCCATCGGCATACTTGCCACCCGGACAAGCCGTTCGGCGGTCACTTGCCGAAGGTCGCTCACTTGGTCTTTAAGCTCGCGCAGCTCCAGGCGCATATCCTGAATGAGCCCCATGAGCTGTTCGTTCTGTTGTTCCTTGTCCGCGTTGTCTTTGCCCAGCTTCTCGTTTGCTTCTTCCAGCCGGGCGACGGTCTGTTCGGTTTCAATTTTCTGCCGCGCCAACTCTGCGGAGGCGACAGAAGAAGCCCACCAGAAGTAGCCGAAGACGATGGCTGCGCCGACGCCAGCGGCGATGGCAAACTCCCACAGGTAGTCTTTTAGCTTTCCCATTTAAGTATGGCGTTGTATCCAGCGCTGGAGCCAAGCCCAGCCTCCTAGCACAATCCCCCACCAAGCGATGTCAATATAGCTCTTGCCGACCCAGCTCCCGTGCGCCACGTCGGCGGCTTCGCGCACGGAAATAGCGAACCACACCACCACCCACGGCACCAGGAAGCGCCAGACGCCAGTCAGCTTTAGTTTTGGTTTCCAGCCCCCCAGGTAGTGACAGAGCATGTAGGTGGTGGTAAAGGCCCACGGTGCCCAGCCAAAGTGCGTAATTTCGCGCGCGATGATGTGCTTGAACAGTTCCCAGCCTTCCATCGACCTCCTCCTAAATCCGCTGGAGTTTCAGCTCCGCAATCAGCCGATTCCAGTCGAAGCCGGGGTGCACGTCGGTCTTGTCGTCCCGGACGTGCGCGTGCCCAATGATCCCGTTCCAGAGCCGGTGGTTGACATCAAATTTTGATGGCGTTCCTGTTAAGACATCCCGGAAAACGGCGGGGGGGATACTGAACCGACGGAGGAGATCCCCGACCAGCTCGATCGTCGCCGCAAGTTGCGCCTCCGCGTAGGCGGCGAAATAGCGATAGCCCCGCCATGGAGAGCTTAGGTCAAAGACGTCATCGGTAAAGCGAGTCCGCTCGCTCACGCGGTCAAAGCAGTAGAGTTCTCCGCCCCGCTCGACCAGCGCGCCCTCGCTCGCGAGCTCGATCCCGATCGACCGCTTCTCGTCCATCCGGCTTCCGTAGCCGAGGTGGTACGCCCAGCACTCCGGGTGAAAGACCTCGTGGATCGTCCCGTCGCGCGCCACGATGTAGGCGGTCCCGATCGGCTTGGGGTCAGTCATCCACCAGCGCCAGGTCGAGCGGGCGCTCCCGCCGACCGTATGGTGAAGCACGATCAGGTTCTTTTTCGTTACCTCGTTCTTATATTGGTCTATGGGCAGGCGCAGGCTGTGGTCTAGCTTCATCCCTGTTCTCCTACTCAACTAGCTCTTTTGAGATCTGCGCAGTGGCTCCTATGTCCACGAATCTGGGCACGTTTAGCCTCTCCTGAAAGTCTGCCACATTGCTGGCGTGTAAATGGAGGAAATATCTTGTCATACCGGAGGAGGTCTTGTACGATGACTTTTTTGACAACCAAGTAAGGCAGAACGGCATTAAGGAATTTGACAGCCTGCTTGGCGCTGATTTGAAGCACGCCAATTGGATTTGGCCCACGTCCCCTTTGGGGGTTAAGGTTTGCACTAATACCTTGAACACTTAGAAAGGCACGGATCGCCTCTAATACTGGCACAGCCTTCTGAGCAATGCTGCACAGGATAACCCTACCACTGTTGTGCTTCGGGTTCCTTTGATATATCCCAGCACAACCTTCTCCATCGAAGAATCCAGCGATGTATGCCCATGTAAGGTTTGGATTGGCCCCAAAGTTAGTCATCTAATCCCCCTTTCTCAATCATTTGTACCCGTGCAAGCGAATCATGCAAGCGATGGTCTGGTCGGCGCTGTACTCTCGGCCATCCGCGCCCTTGAACTGATAGACCACCAGCGAACTCTCTTTCCAGAAACCCAACTCACCGCACTTCTGAATGAAACTTTCTGGCAGGACAACGATACCAGCATTGAGAGCCTTGCGATATGCCTCTAGCTTCTCCTGAGCGGCTTGCGGTTCCTCGGCAGCGTGGACTAGGTTGGGATTGGGTAGTGAACTTGTAGGCGGGTTCAATCCAGTGGGAAACTTCAAAGGACCAAAAGCGGAGTCCAGCCGCATCTGATTCAGCTGTACCTGAAACCGCAGTTCGGTGAATTGGTCCTTGGAAGGAAAAACAGTATAGGCGAGTGGCCCCAGAGTAAGAGCAGCCGCTACGCACCCTGCCAGTGAACTTACACCGAGAGATTTAGCTTCTATATCAGCCATGTTGCCTCCTACTTGCGTGCTTGAAAATTATCATTTACACCCACCTAGTTGGCCTCATCAATACACCACCACGCGACGGCGCGGTGTCACCGTGACCGCTGCCGCTGGTCGAATCGCAATCGTATTAGCTACCCAACGGCGGCCGGTTGTGATGGTGAAGATGCCGGGATTTTCACTAGCGCTGTTTAGCTCTCGACGGGCTGTGCCGGTAGAGGTTTGTTCGCCAGTGGCACCGCCATTATCTTCGCGTAGATTGGTGTAGTTGGTGGGAGCGCTGGAGATGGTGATATCGTCGTCGTTGAGGGAGAATCCGCACAGGGCAAACCAAAGCGTATTTTCGGCTCCCCAAGAGGGCGAGAGTGAGGGGGGGTTGGGATTGGTGTTACCGGCAGCAGCGCTACCGACTTCGGGATCGGAAGTAGCGTGGTGTCCAGTCAAACGGTAGGAAGTATGGGAACTGAACACTGAGTCGTCGGTAGTGACGGTTATACTTCCGCCCTCGGTTCCGTCCGCACGCCGGAAAGCCAACGACTGAGTGCCGACGTCTATGGCGTCGTCGTAGATGCGTTCATAGAGCTCAGCCCAGCCCGTGGGCCAGGTGATTTGGGTGGCCAGACCAGACGCGGGAAGTCCAGTGACGGTTATGACCGCAAACAGCAGATTGCCATTCTGGATTCCGGCCGGTAGGTTGACGGTGTGACTGGTGGTGCTAGTAGCTTGGGTGCCGCCGTTGACGGCTTGAACCGTAGGGAAAGCCGTCCCCTTGAGTGAAAAATGCTGCGTGTCCCAATTTGTGGTTAGGGAGTAAGTTGCCTCAATGGTGGTTGTAGCCTGACCGGATGGGTATGCTTTCGAGTAGATAGCAGTATCCTGTCCTGGGTTTGTGGTGGATTCAAGCCTTGCTATGTAAGAATCCGTAATCGCAGAAAAAAACCTGTTCACGCTGTCAGGCATTGCTATGAAGATTCCAACCGTGCCCGCCGCTACCGTGATGTCGTTACCGATAATGGTTTGGTCAGAACCACCGTTGTTCGAGGTGGTGGCGCTCGGAGTTACGTCAAAGATGTCAGCAGTATCAACCCCCCGCCATTGGAATACAGCAAGAGTCCAGCGCAAGTTACCATTCGATGTGAAGTCGAAAGTTGTCCCCTCGTTGCCGTCAATGATTCTTCTGAATATCTGGTAGGAGTGAGTTCCTGACTGCCCATCTTCTCCAAAAACAGCAGTCCAGGCTTCCGTGCCATTGTTATCAGTTATGGAATCAGACACATTGTCTGTGTGAACGATGCCAATCATTACGTCATCGTTGACTAGGGTCAATCCATGTGTAACTGATAGGGCCGTACCACTACCAGCCGAATTGTTTGCTTTAGCGATGAAACTAATCTGCGCCCAAGTAGGCGCGGCCCACAGGAGGGCTAGAAAGAAGAGAATAATTTGCGGTTTCATTCTCATGGCAGTTGCAATATCAGCGTGACGATTAGCCCTTGTGTTCCTGTACCCGCAATGTCCACATCAATGCGCCACATTCCGTCCTCCACCACATCATCGTTGGCCGTATTGATGGCGAAGGCAGTAGTGGCAGTGAACGAACTATCCTCGTTCACGTCAATCGTCAGGTCGGTCGAAAGAACATCAACCACCGTACCGGAACACGGATTCCCAGTAGCCACTGGCGCACATCGAGCCACGTCCACGGTTGGCAGGCCCGACGAACTGACTGTAACAACCGCAGCGGTAAGGCTAATTAGGTCCATCCCGATTAGTTTGGAGCCTTCCGCGATATGGAAAAAATACTTCCCATCACCAGTCGTCACGGCGGTAGTGAAATCGAACAGAACCATTTGGACTTCGGCCTGCCCGACGTCGGCGGTTGCCTGCTCGGCATCCACAGCAGTCTGCTCGGCTGCGCTCATGTCCACAATCACGGTCCCGCTAACCTTCCAATACTTCCGCTGCAAAGTCGCCGTGCTGGTGAACCCAACGGTGGAGTCATAGTTGACTAGCGTGTTGGGCTGGCCCAAAAAATCGGCGCGCACTATGTTCTTTTGGTAGAGGGTTACTCGATTGGCAACTGTCGGGTCGGCGGGATCATACTGGATCACGTCTCCATGCCAAGTGATGATGTTGGCCGTTACCAGAGCTATGGGGTCGTACTCCCAGAACGTAGGCGAGACTGCCAATGCTGCGGGCGTGATAGTGAATTGGACAACAGCGTCATGGTTGACCAGTGTATTAGGAAGGCCCAGCCATACGGTGGTAGGGACGCTGACGTAGTACTCCGTTACTCTGAAAGTGTCTGGGTCGTATTTGATTCCCTGCCCTGCCAAAACAGAGATAGCCGACAACAGTAGGATTGCTGGAAGTTTCCACAAGTGCTTAGTGACCATTTCGTTCTCCTTCAATCATTGAACTACTACCGCTCCGCTGATCTTTACGGAGCCAGATATTAAGGTGCTAGGGTTCCCTGCAACAAATTCAAGCGCGCCCCTATCCCAAGTACCATCTGCACCGCGAGTTAAACCATCGGGGTCGGTGTCGAACTCGCCGCCAATCGTTGTGTCACCGGCATCGGTTGCAGCCGCTAGGTGGTAATCGTTGATAGAGAGATTCACAAACGGGTCGCCAGTGCCATCCTGCTCGTTCGTCTCTGACCAGGGCTCGCCTGAGTTAAAGAACCAGTTGAAGTCGTGCGTGGCAAGGGGAGGCAGTACGGGATCGCCGTCCGTACACACCCCTCCAGATTGCGAGCAGGTACGGCAGTTGTAGAAGATGTTGTTGCGGATGTCCCTCGAAGTGAAACTACCAAAGTTCATTATCGTACAGCCATAGTCTATATCCACGAAAGTGTTGTTGTAGACGAAGGCCGTGTTCCCCGAAGTGGCAGTTACCGCGCTGACGACCCCATTCTCATCATCTGCTTCGCTGGGCGAGGCCCAATAGCCAGTGGTGGTAAACCAATTTCCGTAAACCTTGAAGTTCGTGATGCCAGCACCTTCAGCGTGTATGTTGAGTGCGCCCGTGCTCCGCCAGTCTCGAATTATGTTGTATCGGAAAACGTGATTGTCGCCACCGATGTTGGAGGCGTGCATCGGCCCGCCCTGCTCAGTCTCAGGGGGAAAACCCTCGGCAATCGCGGCATGTCCATTCCGCTCCATAACGGAAAATTCCATTGTAAAGTTGCTCGCATCCGCTAGGATGAGGCTGGGTGCTCCGGCATCGTGGAGCCAACAGAAGTTAATCAGTACATCATCAGCCCAAGCGATGATAATGAATTGGTCTTGCGCCCAGTTTCCTGACATTCTTGGTGTGTTGGTGTAGGCCATCTCGGTGTGCCGGATGGTAACGTTAGTGACTGGGGTAGCCTCTACTCCAATCTCAATTAGTTTGTCGCCTGACGATTGCGTATTTTTGAGAATACGAAAACCATAGGCGACGAAGTTTGGGACAGCCGGGACACCCAACCGGGCATCTGCCCACTGGCCGACTTGACCATCTGCTTCCCAATAGCTGGTAAAGAAGTTCCAGTCGGTGAAATCTGCCGAACCATCACCATAAGAAGAAAGCCAGCCGGTACTGGTTCCGTGGTCTGATTCAATCGCCTTCTTGATCGTGATAAGCGTGGTGCCACTGACGGCATCGTTGAAGGTGTAAGCACCGTAGCTGCCATCGGCAATGTAGTAGGTATCCCCACGAGTGAGGGTCGCAGGAAGGTTGTCGCAGGCGTTTGCGGTCGTCCAGTCCGTGCATGAACCCCCTGTGGCACCGTCACGGATAAAGTGGTCAGCCGCTCCCACTGCTAAAGGGAAAGAGAGTAGAGTCAAAAGTAGGAATAGGCGTTTCATTTTAATCAATTATGATCATGCGGCGACGTGGAGAAGCAGCAGCAGCCGCTGGACGAATTGCAATCGTATTGGCAATCCAGTCGAAACTGAGGCTGACGGTAAATGTTCCTGGGTTTTCACTGGTGGCATTGAGTTCGCGCCTTGCCGAACCGGTGATGGCACTGCTTGACCCGGCGCTGCTTTCTATCCCATCGGTGTAGTTTGTTGGAAAGCCAGTAATATCCGCTACGTCGTGCATCATGCACGCAAGCCAAAGAGTGTCCTCCGCTCCCCAGCTAGGTGTTAGACTCGGTGGGTCGGGGGTTGTGCCGCTTCCGGTTGCTGGCGTGCCATCCTCTGGTGTGTCGGCATATCCCGTTATTCGGTAGCTGTTGTGGCCGCTGGTGGTTCCGAAATTCGTAGTGACAGTGATGGTCGCACCTTCAGTCCCGTCAGCGATGCGATAATAGCCCTCAAAAACAACTGCCCCAGCCGATGATACGCTCCACATTTCTGTCCATCCACCGGGCCAAGTGGTTGTGCGATTATCGGCTAGCCCCAATAGAACAATTAGAAGATGACCCGACAAAATATCAGCCGGCAAGCTTATTGCATGACTTGTGACCTCGGTTGCGTTGCTAGTGTTTGTAGCGGCAACGGTCGGAAAGTCTGCCCAAGCAGGCAGAGAAACCAGCAACGCCAATAGAGTTACGCTGAGCAGCTTTTTCACCGTGCTATTGACCTCGCACATTAGCTGGTGGCCCTGGACGTATGAATACAGTCGCGGTGGACTGAGGTCGCAACTGCACAGGCAGGATCAGCCCCATAATCGTAGTCCCAAAGTAGGTCAACTTGGGCGGCCTCAACAACGGGCGGTTCCATCCAAGTGCAGGATTGGAGCAAGCCTGCCAAAATGAGAAGTCATAACTCTGCTCTTTTCATTTGGTTTTCCTGCCAGTCAGCCGAGCAGTAACCAGACGGCTGTCGCCCACAAAGTCATCGGCACCATTGTTGGCATCACGGAAAGGTTGTAGGAACATTCGCTCGCCTGCCGCGCATCCGGTCGTAGTCACATTTGAAATGGTGGCTCTGTTCATTTGGTTGGCCGTGCCTTTGGCGGTGTCAGTCACGGTCTGGGCCGTGTTAAAAGTTGGGTCTAACGTCTCGCCATCGGCAACACAAATCGTCTGTAGCGCCCACACGACTTCGTTGATGATGGCAGTTCCATGCCAGTCAAAGTCAAAGTCAATGTTCCCAACCCAACCAGTAGGAAGGACGAATGAAATCTGCATGCCTTCATCGGCGGTGTCGTCGAAGTCAAGCCTAGCGGACGTGATGTTCGTCCCTGCTACGCAATTAGCAGCAGGTTCGGGAAGGAGTGGAGAGTCATCAAAATTGGATGTTGCTACGGCCCCGACGCAACTGCCCGCTTGCCACTCGATATAGAAAACAGTGGTGACTACATTCCCTGTCCCTTCCTGGTCCAACGTCTTGTTGGTAAAGGTGTCGGTGGTCGCGCGGCCTACCAGAGTGTCGGTGGAGGTCGGCAGCGTCAGGGTGCCGGTGTTCACAATGCTGGAGATAACTGGGGTCGTCAAAGTGGGAGAAGTTGCTAGGACGGAAACGGTTCCACTTCCGGTCGTGGAGGTCACATCAGTCAAGTCAGCCAACGCCCAAACTTCCTGCCCCTGCGCTAGAGTCAACTTGGTGCTTCCATCTAGGCCAGCATATCCAGAGGCGACATTCTTGTTGTTCTGCGTCTCAACTGTCTGGGACGAATCAGGGAAGGTGTAGGTACGCAGAACGGTTGGTCCTGCTACCTGGAAGAAGGCGCTGTTCGTACCGCCACTCGCGCCAGGAAGGATGCCGCTCACGTCTGCAGTCAGAGAAACCGGGTCACAAGTTGGGACCGCATCCGCGTTAAGCGCCCTCGCAAACTCGGCAGTACAAGTCCCCACTCCAGCAGCAGCCAAGGCGGAGTACACAATGTCAGTACCATCAGACTTGGGGTAGAGGTTCGTGCCACCAATAGCAAGACGCTGCCATTTGGGAGTGGCAAGCTGCCCCGTCATCAGGTCGCCGCGCACTACCGTAGCGGTGGTCGTATCGGTATGAGTGCCTGACAGAATCTCGTGGGAGGTCCCGCCGCCTGCAATCGTGCAATCGGTACGAGTCGCACCAGGATTGTCAACGCAGCTTACACCGCCGCCGATGAAATTAAGCTGAGCGCGCTTAGTAAGGCCAGTACCTTCGTCCAAAACCTCGTCATAGCCAACCCCATCCCCACCAGCCCCCAAGTCCACCCATGCAGCACCTACCCGACCCTGCATTTGGGCTAGAGTGGAGTTGTAGAGAACCATCCCGTCCACAGCGGTCAGGGCGTCCCGCTGGGTGGTGGTCAACCGTGTGGGGAGGAAGGCTCCGGTGGTGGAGGACAACTCAAGCAGGGCTGATGTAGCTGGAGCCGCAGTCCCAATACCGACGTTCCCAGTACTTGATATTGCCATCCGGTCTTGGTTCAATGTACGAAATCGCATATCATCCGCGACCGCAGCAATCAAAACCTGGTCCCCTGCGGTTGTGTTACTGTCCCTTATACTAATTGCTGAAAAACTATCGGTGGATTCAAATCTCGCTACAAAATCAAAGCTGGTGACGACGTGCAATGGTCTTCCTGGGATCGCTGTTCCTATTCCCAATCTATCATTCGTATCGTCCCAGAAGAGATTGGCATTGTCCTGGGTATAGACGCCCGACGCTCCTGCGAAGACGACCGATCCCAGAGTGAAGGCCGTGGGGGTTCCCGTGCCGCCGTTGCCAATAGGGAGCGTTCCGGTCACATCTGCTGTAAGGTCAACCGTCGCGCAAGTCACCAATCCCGTTGCGGCTGCGGATGACTGGGCGAACTGGTTTGTGCAACTGAAGGGCTGATGGATGGTCGTGTCAACATTGGGGACGGTTACAGTCCGGTCAGCAGTAGGGTCAGTGATACTAAAACGTGTCTCAAACCCGTTGTCCGTCGCCCCCTCGAACTCAATGAAGGTATGCTGCCAAGTCGAAAGGTTGGTGCCAGAGCCAAGTTGCACCTGATCGGTGCCAGATGAACTGACCTGGATGGGCGCATTGAACGCAAACTCATCACTTGCGTTGAAGCAAAGAGTCCCGTCCGCACCGGGAGTAGCAAGTTCCCACTGGAGACATTCGTTGTTACCCAAACGAATCGCACCCGCATCGGCGGGGTCGGCTGCACCGGATATCAGCACCGGGGTTGTAATACTGGTGATGAATGTCGGGGCAGTAGCAAAAACACCTACCGTACCACTGCCAGTCGTTGATGCTATGTCTGTCAAGTCCACAAAGGCGATCAGTTCTTGAATGTCTGCGGTCAAAATCGCAGAAGAGACAAAGTTGGTGGCGTCACCGCGTAGATAGTTGCCAGCCGCCGCAGCCCCAGCAATACGGAAGCCGGTGTTGGCATCTACTACGTTAATTACATCGAGAATCCCAGCCGCCGAGCGGTTGAGGCAAGTGTCCTCGCCAGTCCCTAAACAAAGCGTGGGCGCGTCACCCAGGATGGAGACGCGAGTCGCAAAAGCGGAACTTTGGAACAGAATATCTGCGGTAGCTGCGCCAGCCGTTAATTGGGCGTTGCCAGCACCATTGAGTACAAACCGCGCAAGCGCTCCATCCAAAATGATGAAGTTGTTGGCGGCATTCTTTTGAATAGTCCATTCAGTTGCGCTTCTATCACCGAGGATAAGATTGACTATTTGAACAGACGACGCACCAGCGTCGAAACTGGCATTTAGCGTTTGGTCAGCGAAGTTCCGAATGGTAATGTCGGCATCTCGCTCCACCTGGAACACCGTGTTGGTGCCGTCATTGATGGCGAACGGCAACATATCGGGGTCGTTGACTGTGAGCCTCATAAATTCGCTGCCAGCCACCGGGTTGCCGGTCAGTTGTTGGAAATCGAGTAGTATGTCGGTTCCCCCGTAGGCAGCGGTGAAGCGGGTCTGGAACAATTCCGCGACGGCGTCGGAGTTGAGGACTACGACAGCCGTGGGGTCGGTGAGGTCGGACCACGAACCACCGCCACCGCCTGAAATTGTGCAGTCGGTTCGGGCCGGAGCGCCACTATCTACACAACTAACGCCAGCCCCAATGAAGTTGAGGACGGTGCGCTGAGTGAGCGCAGAACCTTCGTCCTCGATAGTTTGATAGCCGGTAGCCCCGCCCCCTGAGATAGTGCAGGTGGTGATGCCCGCCACGTTCGCGGCACAAGACACCCCAGCTCCCACAAAGTCAATCCCGACCTGACCACCGGCACGTCTGACCCTCGTGACACCCTCATCCTTGAAGGTCACTGTCTGCCCGCGCGCTGCAATCACAGAGAGCAATAGCAGCACCAGGATGCCGAAGCCTACTTTGAGCCATTTGGGAAGGAAAGCGGGTAGCTCAATGCGAGTCACGCCCGGCTCTACCTTTGGTTTGGGCTTAGGTCGGGTAAGCAGCCGATAGGCTGTGCGCAGGTCGGGGTCGGTTTCTTCGGGATGCTGCCGCACTACTTCGGTCTTGGCGTTCTCAAAAACATTCGCATTGAAGGAAAAAACTGGAGCGACTGCTAGCTTTTTGAATCCGTCTTTCTTTAGCCAATCCCTCAGTTTTTTGCTGTTTGCTATGACAACAGGCATTAGGCTTCTCCTGCCTCTGCGTCGGTGATGCCGGAGAAAGTCACAGAACCAGCGACGGTTTCTAGGTAGCCCACAATTTCGCTCGGTTGGAACATTCGCCCGACCGCCCGGAAGATGGTGGCAGAGCCAGCAAAACGCCTATGCTGTGGGTTGGTCTTGGAGGGCGCACGCACGAAATAGTCAGTGGTCGGATCGCCCTGTTCTCGCACTTCAATTGACCTGCAAGCTACTGGAACAGTAACGGCCTCGGGGTCGCCAGCGGCATCTACTGTGAAATTTATGGTTTCGGTTGCCATCTACATTCTTATCTTGCCGGTCACTTCTGCGCTCGCCCCGGCCATTGCTGTCAAGTTCAACCGCACAAAGCGGTAGCGTCCGATCTTTTGCCGGATGGTTTTCTCATTCACGGTGTTGATGGTGGCTAGGACTTCCAAAGGAGCTTCCAAGTCCTCAGAAGCGTCCACGCTGTTGCCACCCTCCAACAAAAGCGTGAAACTGCTGGGCGCGGTCTGTTCGGTGTACTCCACCACCACTTCGTTTTCCTGCCCGCCTCCGACTGGAGGGGCTGGAACGGCGAAAGTTGTGCCTGTGACTCCCCCGGTGCCTGTTTCCCCCGCCGCCGCAGCACCGATAGAGAACACCGAGTCAATCATTCCTGCAAAAATACTTCGCATCACTACCTCCTTGCTTCTGCGTACCGCTGTTGCAACTGCGGCCTTGGAATCGAACGAATCATTTTACCGCGTGCGGCTCCCCCAGCGCGAGTCATAAGCTTACGAATCACCCGCTCTTTCTGTTCGTCGCTCATGCGCTGATAGGCGGCTCGGCCCACTAGCCGTTCCAGCATCGTGCGCGCCAATCCGCCGCGAGTTTCTTGCAAGCGCCCGTATTCCTCTGGGCTCAATTCCAACTCGCGTCCACGAATCCCAATCCTCTTGCTTGGAACTGAAACTCCCATCGCCAAGCGGGCCAACTCCCGCTCTGGTGCTCCGCCCATCGGGCCGGAAATCGGGGGTAGAAAGAAGCGTCGGGCTGCTCCCCCTTGTCGGCGGGTTGGTTGGCCGAACACTCCGCGCTTGGGTTGGACTTGACGGCTTATACCAGGAATGCGGGCTTTGACTGCTTCCAGTACGGTAGTAGGTTCGCGGTAGAAAGGGTCGGTCGCCCGCGACAACTCAGCTACTATTGTCGGTACTGCCGTCCCCGCTATGCTTTCTATCCAACGCGAGGAATAGCGTTCCGGGTCGGAGATTGCGTTCATGGCATCGGAAATTCCCCGCAGGTAAGTCTTGCTGGTAATGTTGCGGGAGATGGAAAACACCATGCGCCCAACCATTTGCGTTTGTTCTAACTCGTCTCTCTCGTCAAAGGTTTCAACGAAATCGGCAGAAATGCCAAACAGCGCACCGATAGGTTCAAAACGGTTGTAGGAGTAGTAGGTGTCTCCTACTTTGAAACTGTAGGGCTGCCAACCAGTATCGTAGAGCACGCGGCGTTTGCTGCGGTCTTTCGGTCCACCGCCAGTGATCTTACCCTCGGCGGCTAACATCGTGACTGCCGCTCCGACTATTGTCCCGATTATCGGCTTGGCAACCTCAGCACTCAGTTCCCCGCCTTTGAGTTCACCTTTGGCGAACATTTGCGCCACTCGGAGAAAGTTGAGCGGTGTGCGCTCAAGGGTGAACTTAGCGATATTAATTGGCGTGCGCAGAAAAGGAACAATGTATCGTATGCCAGGAATGACAGAGCGCATGGACGCTATGTGCCGCGACCAAGGGCCAAAAGGCTGTTGGAAAGTGCGGTAAAGCATTTCGGCTTCGGCAGCCTTGACCATTTCCGGTGTGGGCTTCTCAATCAATCGCGCAATGCGTTCGGCCCTAGCTGCGCCTGTTTTACCTTCCTTGGCTGCGGTACGATAGGCGCGGGCATTGATTTCCACCCGGTGACTGATAGCTTTGAAAAACTCGTCGGCTGCAATCAACGCTCGTCCAGGAGTACGAATCACACGTCCTACCCGGCCGGGAATTGCCCGCTGGCGCGCCATTTCTAACTTGCTAGTTACTGGGGCTTCGGTGCGCCAAGCCTCCAAGCCAATCCGTGCCCCTTCTTTGATTCCTCTCCATAAGCCGAAGGCTTCTTGCCCTACTTCTCCAAAGAACCTTTCCCGCGGTGTGCCTGTAACCTTTGCGCGCATCAAATCCACCGTCGCCCCCGCTGCACGTTCAGCGGTTCCTGATAGCCGCACAAGGGTATTGGAGACAGAGTTGACTAGGTGTGTCTTGGGGCCAGAGAGCAGAAAGTTCACCCAGGCTTCAAACACATAGTCGGCTAGGCCGGGCTTGGAGGCGTGCTTGAGAAATAACCCGACGCGCTGCAATTCGGCCACGACTTCTGCTGGCACTGGATAGTCAAACGCCTTGACTGCTCGACCCGCAGCCTTTGGAAGAGGTCGATACCGTTCTGCCAGAACTTCCAGGTGTGCCTCCGCCGCTCTAAGAGACCGATTTAGATCGGCGCTTCCGGTGGTTTCAGCCTGTGCGCGAAACTCATTGACCGCTCTTGCGGTTGCAACAATTTGAGCATTGAGGTCTTTGACCATCTGCTCCGACACTTTCAACTGCGGCTTGACTGGAGCACGGGCGGCGCGTTCTGCCCTGGCACCACGTCCGGGCGGGCCGGGCTGAAAGGTGCCAGTCTCAGCTATGTTCTCAGTCTGCTCAAGCAGCATTTCAGCATCTCGCGTCAGCTTGGTAGCCACTACGTCTATCTGGTCAGCCAAATCTCCAGCAACTCTCTTTGAAGGCGCACGAACTCCTTTGCCTTTGAAGCGGGCAGCGATTCCCTTTCCAATCTGCTTCACTCCAGCAGCAAAGTCTCGGATGGCTTCAATCGGAAGTACGTCCTCGGCCCGCAGGAAACCTCGTTCTAGCCCCAGCCGTTTTCGTATTGGTTCTGTCGTGAATCGCTGTTCGCCGCCCAACCTCTCTTGCAACGCGCGTTTTGCTAGTGTCGGGCTTAGACGATTGCCTTCATCCCAAAAGGAGACGCGGAAACTCTGTACCATTCTTGGGTCGGCCCCTAGTGTTGTATGGATACTCTTTTGCTTTAACACCTCCACATTGAACCCTTTGAATACTTGCTCTAGGGTTCCCTTTGTAACTACCGACTCAGGGCCGAATCTCATAATTATTTCCCCGCCCGATTCTTGTGCGCCCAATAGTTCCAAGTCGGCTTTTCCTGGTCGTTCAAGCATCGAAGGTCGCTCTACTGGACGTTCCGCTGCTATTTTCTGAGCAGCTTCGCCCTCCCTCTGCCTTCTCAAGACTTCTGGCACTCGCTCTGCTGCTACCCCCAATTCTGCTGCTTCTCGTGCCGCAATCGGCTGCGGAGGCGGTAAAGGCTTCGTAGGAGGCGCGGGCTTCGCCTGGGGCGCACGTTCTACCGCCGACGGCACCCTAGCTACCCCCTCTGGAACGGGGCGCACCACACCTTCTCCACCGGGCAATTCTCGCTCAATCCCTATCTCTGGGCCTCTGGGGGGTGGTAGGAGCCTGCGAGGCGGTGCAGGGCCGAGGCGGGCCGGCCCAACAGGTTCAACAGGTGCGGTGCGGGCAGCTCGCC